GGTCCGGCGGTATTATTCCAAAAGTAATAGGAAAAATTTAAGCCTGCGCCGACCACCAAAAAAATCGTTATAAAGTATTACGCATGCTTATTTAACACAGTAAAAATATACTTGAAATATTCTAGTTAATTTGCTATAATATATAAAATGGAAAAAGTAAAAGTACCAACGAATTGCCCAAGTTGTAACTCATTATTAATTAGAGTTAATAATCAGCTATTTTGTAAAAATGCTAACTGTGACGAACAAAGCATTAAAAAGATTGTAAACTATGCAAAGGTATTAAAGATTAAGGGCTTGGGTGAGAAAACAGTAGAAAAGCTCGGGCTTAGTTCTATCTCTGATATATATTCAGATTCTTTTGATTGGGAATTGATTATAGGTTCAAAATTAGCTCAAAAACTAGAGAAAGAGATAGAAGCCACTCTGTCCATACCATTTTATAAGTTTTTAGCAGCTGTCGGAATTCCACTAGTCGGGCAAGCTGTGGCAAGTAAATTAAGTTTTGTTAGTGATCCAGATGAAATTAATTATGGAGTATGTAAAAACGCGGGCATTGGTGACAAAGCCACTCAAAATATTCTTAACTGGCTAGATGAGGAATACTATACAGAACTTATTAATTTGCCGATAGAATTTACCAAAGGTGAAACACTTGATAGTAGTAAAGCTATAAAGATTTGCATAACTGGTAAGCTACCTGGATTTACTAAAAGTGATTTTTCAAATTCATTAGTAAAGGCTGGGCATAATGTAGTAGTGGAAAATGATGTAAATAAAGATATACAATACTTAATTTGTGAAACTAGAAAAAATTCAATAAAAGAACAAAAAGCTTTGAAATTGAATATTCCTATTTTATCATTAAAAGAATTTTTGGAGAAAATAAATGAGTAATTTACCGAAGTGGACTGAAGATAGAACAAATGAATTGGTTAATATTGTTGGAGATGTTGATGTAGTTATCTCTCTAGATGTTGTAGAAGAGGCAGCAGAGGCGTTAGAGACTACTAATCGCTCTGTAGCTGCCAAGCTACGAAAGTTAGGTTATGAGGTAGAGTCCACATCATCTAAGCATGTTAAGGCATTTAATGAAGAGGATGAGCAGAAGCTACGTAGTTTTGTGGAGTCAAATCCAAATGCATATACGTATGCTGAAATTGCTGCTTATGTTTTTGATGATGCCAATAAGGCTAGGCAGGTCCAAGGAAAGCTCTTGTCAATGGAGTTGACAAATCTCGTTAAGAAAACACCACCTAAGGAGATTAAGAAGGTATATAGTGAAGAAGAAGAGCGTAAGATCATTTCCCTCATGGAAGAGGGTGCCTATTTAGAAGATATTGCTGATGCGCTTGGAAAGCCTCTTAATTCTATTCGCGGAAAGGTTCTTTCAATTACTAGAGCAAATGCTAATCTATCTATGCCTAAGCAGCGTGAAACTCATGCTAAGGCACAGGCAGATTTGTTAGAGGCTCTAGGTAATATCACTGACATGACAGTTGCTGAGATTGCTGAGAAAATTGGTAAGACTGAACGCGGAGTTAAGACTATGCTTACTTATCGCGGTCTTGTAGCCAAGGATTATAATGGGGCTGCTAGAGCAGATAAAATTGCTGAAAAGAAAGCTCAAAGAGCATAATTAGTCTTAACATATAAGAGGCGGGATGGAATACAGCTATCCCGCCTTTTTTATTTTTAAAGGATTACTATGGATATAGGGGGATTAGTATTATTTAAGATTTTGTCTAATCCATCTGAGTCTATAGAAGCGTGGTCTAAACTTAAGCTTTCTTTCTTTAATAATGAATATACCTCGATATATTCATCTATAGTAAAGTATTACAATAAGTATGCAAATCTTCCATCTTTCAGTGATATAGATTTAGTTACTAGAGATGGATTAATAAAGAGCAATTTAAAAGCACTATCTAAACTTGAATATCCAGAGGAAATTTCATTAGATAGTGCTGTTGAGGCTTTAATAGATGAGTATACACAGACAGAAACATTAAAAAAATTAGATCAATTTCTAGACAGTATAACGTTACTTGACTCAGAAGAAATAAAACATGAGCTAGCTAATATACTTCTGCATTTAGAGGAAAAAACACATACAAGTGAAAAAATATGCTTAATGAGTGATATTACTGTTTTAGAAGAGGAAGAAATTTCTGCTACTCAAATACCTCTTGGTTTTAATAATAAGTTTGATGCAGAGATACGAGCATCTACTAGTGANCTTATTATGATTGGTGGTATGCGAGGCTCTGGAAAATCTAATGTTGCGTTAAACATTTATACATCACAATATGAACAAGGTAATGTTGGGCTATACTTCTCCATTGAAATGAATAAGAGAGAAGTATTTAACAGAACAATATCTATGTTAGCAGAGGTTTCAGCAGCTAAAATAAGAAATGGTAACTTGAGTGATTTTGAACTTAGCAAAATAGCCAAAGTAAGATCACAAATGTTTGATAATGCCGAGGAAGCATATCACACATATCTAAAAGATAATGATTATAAAACCTTTGAGTATAACTTAATAAGAAACTATGAATTGAAAAAGGATAATCAATTAATCATAGTAGACAACTCTAGATTAACATTAGCAGATATTGACATGAATATACAAAAGTTTAAGTCACAATTTGGTGATAAACTTAAGGTAGTAGTTGTAGACTATGTTAATCAAATTGAAATAGAAGACATTTATAACTGGCAGCAACAAGTAACATTATCAAAGCAACTTAAAAAGTTTGCTAGAAAATATGATGTTATAATGATCACTCCTTATCAAATAAATAAGGAAGGAGAAGCTAGGTTNTCTAAAGGTCTATTAGATGCTGCTGATATAGCTATGGTTTTAACTCCTGGTACTGATTACATTAAGTTTGACTCTACAAAAGTTAGACATAGTGCACCATTTTCTATAGCTTCAAATATGAATTGGGATATACTAAAAATATACCCACAAGAATATATAATACAAGACGAACCTATAAAAATGGCTAAAAAGAAGGAACCAGAAAGAGGACAGGAGGATATGCCATTTTGAATGTAGAAGAACTTCTAACAGATAAAAATATTCAATTTAAACATTCTGGTAATGATTTAATTATACGATGCTTAAATCCAGAACATGAGGATAAAAATCCTTCATTAAGAATTGATAAGATTACTGGAAAATTCCACTGTTTTAGTTGTGGATTTTCTGGTAATATATACAAACTTTTTAGAGTTAAAAATGATTTAATAAATTCTAAAATACTAGAGCTAAAAGAAAAAATATCATCTTTTACCTCTGTTAAGCTAAATATACCATTAACTGCTGATTACTTTAATAGCGAGTTTAGAGGTATTAGTGCAGAAACATATAAAAGATTTAAAGCATTTAAAGATATAAGTGACAAGGACTTTGATGGAAGAATAGTATTTCCAATATTAGANCCATACGATAATATAATCGCTTTTCATGGTAGATATATGTATTCTAATGCAGATCCAAAATATTTAACAAAACCTGCAAAAACTACTTTACCTTTATATCCAATATATCCAGATCAAATAATAGATTCCTCAGTAATATTAGTAGAGGGATTTTTTGATATGTTAAATATGTATGATAAAGGATTGAAAAATACAATTTGCACATTTGGAGTAAGTCTAGTATCTAGATCTGATAAAGGAAATTCTAAATTAAAAAAGAAATTTGCACATTTAAAACTACAAGGAATATCAAAACTTTATATACTATTTGATGGGGATAAAGCTGGTAAAGACGGAGCTTCTAAATTAAAAAGTGCCTTAAAAGATTCATATAGTATAGAGATACTAGATCTTGATGAAGGAGTAGATCCAGGATCCCTTTCTCATAGTGATATTACTTCTATAAAAGAGTATTTATATGACAAAAATAGCAATAGTAGACAAGTCTCCCAGTAGTATAGATTATTCTCAATATTTTGATTTTCCTTTTGATCTATATCATTTAGTAGAAAATAATGTTGATAAACGAATCTTAAAGAAGGATATTACTTTAGATATTAATAGTATTATAGATGAATATGAAAAAATAATATTAGTTGGTGCTGATCCAGCTAAGCATGTTGGTAAAATTTCCTCTGTTTTAACGTATCAGGGCCATCTAGTTAATGATAAATTTATACCTATTATTAACCCTTCTATGTTAACATTTAAGCCAGAAGGAAAAGCTGCTTTTGATAATGCTCTAAAAAATATATATGATATACTAAAAGGAAATCAAAATACGGAAAAACTAAATCTTATAGCTATAGATAATGAAATAGATGCAGAAAAATACTTAAATAAAGTATTATATGAGTACTCAGATTTTATAGCATTAGATACAGAAACTTCTGCTTTCTATGCAAGAGACGGCTATTTACTTGGCATTTCTATAGCATACAAAGAAGATGAAGGTGCATATATATCTGCTGACTCTATAAATGGTGCAGTAGAAAACCTTCTTGTTAAAATATCAAAACAGCCAGTAGTATTTCATAATGCTAAATTTGATATTCATTTCTTAAAATATCATCTTGGATTAGATTTTCCTAATTTTGATGATACAATGCTGTTGCATTATTGTTTAGATGAAACCCCAGGTACTCATGGATTAAAAGAACTAGCATTAAAGTACGCTGGATTAGGTGATTATGAGAGAGAATTAGATAACTTTAAAAGGGAATATTGTAAACAAAATAAAGTAAAATTAGAAGATTTTACTTATGATTTAATTCCTTTTGATACTATGTATAAATACGCTGCTACAGATGCTATAGCAACGTATAGATTAGTAAAAAGATTTCATAATAAAGTTATTGGATCTAAGAATCTATTTAAAGTATATAAAAACTTACTTATAGAAGGGACTAAATTTCTTATTCAAATTGAAGATAACGGAGTACCTTTTTCTAGAGAATATTTAGAAAAAGCTAAAAATGAAATTGATGTTGAAATAGAAAAAGCTACTAAAAAACTTTATAGCTTTGACGCTGTACATAAGTTTGAAGAAATACATAATAAGATATTTAATACTAATTCTCCAGCTCAATTAAGAGTAGTTCTATTTGATATTTTAAAGTTAAGTGTGCCTGACAAAAAGACTGGTACAGGTAATATATCTACTGATGCAGAAGTGTTAGAAAGCATAGATCATCCATTAGCTAAGCTAATTTTGCAAATCAAACAACTTAAGAAGATTAAGTCAACTTATATAGATAAGATTCTAATATCATTAGACAATGATGGTAGACTTAGAACTGGATTTAACTTAAGTACAACTACATCTGGAAGACTAAGTTCTTCTGGTAAGTTAAATATGCAACAGTTACCAAGAGATAATAAAATTGTAAAGAAATGTATTTCTGCTAAAGAAGGATGGAAGATAGTTAGCCAAGACTTAAAAACTGCAGAAATGTATATTGCAGCAGCATTATCTGGTGATAAAAATCTTCAACAAATTTTTATTGAAGGTGGAGATTACCATGGATTTATGGCAAAGCTTAAGTTTGGATTATCATGCCATCAAGATGAAGTAAAAGTATTATACCCAGATTTAAGACAAGCAGCTAAAACTGTATCATTTGAAATTTTATATAAGCTTAACTATGATGAAGAAGTTCTAAAAAGATTCCCAAGACTTAAAACTTGGCTAAAGGAAATGGATTCTCAAATACGTGAAAAAGGATTTGTTTATCAATTTTTTGGAAGAAAGAGAAGACTACCAAATGTATTTTCTAAGGACAGATCTGTTGCTAATCATGAAGTTAGATCAGGTGTTAATGCATTAGTACAAGGACCCGCTAGTGATGTAAACTTATTAGCAGCTATAGAAATGCAGAAATACATTGTTAATAATGGGTTTAAGTCTAAGATTTTTGCTTTAGTGCATGACTCTATTCTAGCCGAAGTACCAAATGAAGAATTAGACATTTATTGTGCTAAATTAAAAGAATTTACACAAAGAGATAGGGGATTAAGTATTCCTAAATGTCCAATTGGTGTTGATGTGGGAATTGGAAACAACTACGCAGAAGCCGGATGAGAAATATTAATAATATTTATAAACATAATTGGTATTGGTTATTTAGAACAATAGAAATGATTACATGTATGTTTATAATAGCAGGAGTAATAAGACATTGGTAGATAATATAGAGCATTTAAGAAGCTATTATAATTTAGGTGGATATGAAGCAATAGACTTTATTGAACAGTTAGACATGTCATTTAATGAAGGTAATGTATTTAAATACTTATATAGNTGTAATAATTTAAATCCAAAAGGTTCAATACGTGAGGATCTAGAAAAAGCTTTATTTTATGCTAAAAGAGCATTTAATCATACTGGCATAAGTGGTTTTGGTAGACGGCCAACATATAAATTATATTTTTTGGACAATTTAAACAAGGAAGCCTTCAATAAAAATATATACTTTGCTTTAGTATCATTAATAGAAGCTACATGTGATCGTGGTATATATGAAGATCGTATAACTTCAGTTATACAATTTATACTAGCAGAATTAAATGAAATTGATTGAAATAAATTTTCCCATATTTTGTATAAAAGAATACGAAAAGATAATAATAGAAGAAAAAATAATCTATATAGAAATAGATGAAATAAAGAAAGTCGTTGATAATAAATACTTAGCTGGTAAAACCCTAGGTGAGAGAAGGCTAAAAATACCAAAAAACATAAAATATAACCTAAAGTTTAGTTATTTAAATTACCATCAGTTGTTAAAATCTAAGTGTAAAGTATTTATTGATAATCTAGGAAATGTTATAAAATATAAAAAGCATCATAGAGCTAATCTTACATATCATAGAATAGCAAAAGTAAAACAAGTAGAAAATATTGGGTATGTACTGTACTTAGAAGACATGAATATTCCTATAGAAGTTCCAGCTATTGTATATAATTACCAAAACTATGTTGGATTATTACAATATAATAATGGATACCTTATATATGAATTTTGTGATATAAAGAAATCAAAAACATGGCGAATGATATAGCAATACTATCCAATAGAATATATTTAAAATATAGTAAAGAATTAAAAGAAGCTTTAGCTATAGAATTAACTTATAAAATACCAAATCCAAGACCTGGTGGTAAACCAATAACATTAAGAGATTATAATGTTATAAATGATAAGTTAATAACTATACCTATTGGAAGAATAGATTTAATACCGAAAAATTATACTATTGTTGATAAAAGAGTTACTAGTAATATAACTTTACCAGATTTTAATTTTAAGCTAAGAGAATCACAAGAAGAAATATACAATATTGTAGAAAGTAACTATATTATAAACGCAAAACCAGGCTGGGGTAAAACAGTAACAGCACTAGCTATTATTAAAAAGCTAGAGAATAAAGCTTTAATAGTAACTCATACAACAAAATTAAGGGATCAATGGGCAGAGGAAATAAAAGCTGGATTCAATTTTAATCCTGGAATTGTTGGTAGTGGTAAGTTTAATATAAATACACCAATAGTTGTATCCAACATACAAACATTAGTAAAATATGTTAAAGAGTTAAAAGACGTATTTGGTACTGTTATTATTGATGAGTGTCATCATATCCCTGCTTCCACATTTCAAATTATACTAGATAAACTGACTGCAAAATATAAAATAGGATTAAGTGGTACGCTAAGCAGAAAAGATAAAAAGCATATGCTTATATTTGATTATATAAGTAAAAAGGTGTATATTCCAAGTAAAGAAAACGTAATGGATCCTCTAATAGTTGTTTATAAAACAAATATTAGAATACCTGGAAATTACTTGATGCCTTGGGCTAATAGAGTAAATGAATTAACTGATAGAGAAGATTATAGAAAAGTAGTTAAAAACTTAGCTATTGCTCAAGCGGAAAGAGGACATAAAGTATTAGTAGTATCAGACAGAATTAAATTTTTAGAAGAAGTTAGTTCTGAAATAGATAACTCGATTTGTATAACGTCTCAAACACCAAATCAAAAGAATTTAGAGAACTTAATACGAGAAGGAACAAAAGATATATTATTTGGTTCTATAGGTATATATAAAGAAGGTATATCCATTAATCAAATAAGTTCACTAATTTTAGCCACTACAATAAGTAATGAACCTTTAATAGTTCAACTTGTAGGAAGAATAATTAGACAATTTGAAGGAAAATTAAGACCAGAAGTCATTGATATAGTCTTAGACTGTCCAACTGGAAGAAAACAGTTTGAAACTAGATTAAGAGCTTATAGAAGTGAGCAGTATGAAATTAGGTATTTGAATAAATGATATTTTTTAATTGGGAGCAAATTTTACGACATACAAAATATGATTGCAATTTATCTCTAAATGTGATAAAATGTATGTCTAGAGTGAAAAAAGCTACAACTCTAGAAAATATAATAATATTAAAATCAATGAAATATACACAACATAACTGGCTAAATAAACCCGTTGAATTATTAGCATTAAAAGCCACAAATAATGAAAAGTGTATATATATTTCTATTGCTAGTAAAAGGAATTATTTTTTATACTTAAATAAGAATATTTCCTACTTACCAACATATTATTTAGAAGATGAGCTGATAAATAAGTTAAAATTAAACACATTATTAAGAATAGAAAATAATAAAATATTATTTGACTATTAAGGAGTATAAAAATGGCATTAACATTTAATAAAATTCATGGTGAAGCTATAAAGTCTGAAATTGATTATTATAAGTTTGAAGAGGGCAGAAATAAATTTAGACTAGTTGGTGAAGTTTTACCAAGATATGTTTATTGGAAGCAGACATTAGATTCTAAGAAGAGCATTGCTATTGAATGCTTAAGTTTTGATAGAGAAAAAGAAAAGTTTACTAATGTAGAAAAGGATTGGTTTTCAGAGTATTTCCCTGAAGAAAAGTGCAGCTGGTCTTATTTAGTACAAGTTATAGACCCTAAAGATAACAAAGTTAAGGTGCTTGGACTAAAGAAAAAGTTATTTCAATCAATGCTAGATTTAGCGCAAGAACATCTTGGGGATCCTACAGACGCAGAAAATGGTTGGGATGTAGTTGTTTCTAAGAAGAAAACTGGCCCATTACCTTTTAATGTAGAATATACATTAGATCAGTTAGCTTGTAAAAAGAGAGCATTAACTGCTGAGGAAAAAGAGCTTATAAAGAATATTAAGCCCATAGATGAGTTATTCCCAAGACCTGCCCCAGAAGAGCAAAAAGCTTTTATTGAGAGAACTTGGATTAATGTAGAATCTAAGGAAGCTGATGATATACCACCAGAAGTAAGTGAAGAAATAGACTAATAGTAAAAAAAAGAGAGGCAAAATTTTGCCTCTCTTTTTATTGGATATATTAAATGAAGATATTATTTACTGCTGATTGGCATATAAAACTAGATCAAAAAAATGTACCGAAAAACTGGCAAATAAATAGATATAAAGATTTATTTGGTAAAATAGAACATTTAGCCAGAAAATATGATGTAAGTCAAGTAATTGTTGGCGGGGATATATTCGATAAAATTCCTAGTATGGAAGAATTAGAATTGTTTTTTAACTTTTTATCCTATCCACATGAAAATTACGTTATAATATTATATGATGGAAATCATGAAGCTACTACTAAAGGTAAAACTTTTTTACATAATCTAGCTCCAATTATTTCTAAAGTACATAAAAATGCTATGGTTATTAAAAATCCATGTAGTATTCGCAATATTGATTTTATACCATATACGCATATAAAGACATTAGGTTCAATTAATTTAGAACTAAGTGATAATAGGGTACTCTGCACTCATGTTAGAGCGGAAATACCACCGCATGTTCTACCAGAGATAGATTTAAAACTATTAGATAAATGGAAAGTTGTTTTAGCTGGTGATCTACACTCGTATACTAACTCACAAAGAAATATATTATATCCAGGTTCTCCATTGAGCACATCATTTCATAGAAATAAAGTAAAGAATGGATTAATAATATTTGATACGGAAACATTAGAACATGAATGGATTGACTTAGAATTACCTCAATTATTAAGAAAAACTATTAATAGTGTAGATGAGGCTATTCAAACCGATTATGATCATACAATATTTGAAATAGTAGGTAATTTACAAGAATTAAATAATGTAACACTAGGTATTAATAACATAGATAAGAAGATTGTATATAAAGAATCCAATAAACAGTTAGACTTATCTAATAAAACTATCCATGAGGAATTAGAAATATATTTAAAAGATATACAGAAGTTATCTGATAGTGATATATCTAATGTATTAAGAATATTTAGTGAGGCATATAATGATAATATTTAAAAAGCTATGCTGGGATTACTGGTTCTCTTATGGAAAAGATAATGAAATAGATCTAAACTTAAATAACTTAACACAACTAATAGGTGTTAATGGTAGTGGAAAATCTTCTATTCCTTTAATAATTGAAGAAGTATTATATGGCAAAAACTCCAAAGGAATAAAAAAGCAAGATCTTTTAAATAGAAAATATACTTCAAAAACATTATTTGCTAGATTAGATTTTAATATAGACGAAGATGAATATAGTGTTGAATTAAATAGAAAAACTACCATTAAATTATCTCTATTTAAAAATGGTACTGATATATCATCACATACCTCTAAGAATACATATAAAACTATAGAAGAAATTATAGGTCTAGATTTTAAAACATTCTCTCAGCTATTCTATCAGACATCTAAATCCAGTATAGAATTTCTAACTTCTACTGATACACAAAGAAAAACATTTTTAATATCTCTATTTAATCTTGATAAGTATTTATCCATTTATGAAATATTTAAAGAGAAGTATAAAGAAGCATCAAAACAAGTATTAAAGTTACAAGGTACATGTGATACAATAAATAGATGGATTGAAAATAATAAAGCATATAATACAGAAGAAAAACCTTTATTAAAAGAAATAAATCATGACATCTCTAAAGATTTACATGAAATAAGTAAGCTAAATATTGAGCTGAATAACATTGATAAAACTAATAAAAGTATAAGAGCTAATAATCAATATAAAAGCTTAATTGCACAAATTGATTATAACTTATTATCTG